AAACTATGCTAAAGAAGGTATGGAACTAGCTAATGGTAGTTCTATTGGTATTAGTACCACTACTTCTGACGCAGCTAGAGGTGAATCTATTAATTGTCTTCTTATTGACGAAGCTGCATTCATTCCTGCAGAATTTATGAACGATTTCTGGGAGTCGGTATTCCCGGTCATTACATCTTCGAAAAAATCTAAAATCTTTATGCTTTCAACCCCAAATGGGGTGGGTAATCTGTTTTATAACATTTATACCGATTCTTTAGATAATAGTAACGGTTGGCATAATGAAAGAGTTGACTGGTGGGAAGTGCCGGGTAGAGACGAAAAATGGAAAGAAATGACTGTTAAGGCTCTCGGTTCTGTAGATGCATTTAATCAAGAATATGGAAACGAATTTAGAGCTGCAGGAGAAAATGCTCTTGATAAAGATCAAATGGAAGAGTTTGAAAAGTCAGCTCCAGATCCAATATTAGAAAGCGAAGACGGATGCTATCAAATTTGGAAACCAAGACAGGAAAAACATTTTTACGCTATAGGGGTTGACGTAGGGGAGGGCATAAGCCGTGCCAATTCTACTATACAAGTACTTGATATAACCGATTTAATTAATATAGAACAAGTAGCTGTATATGCTAATAATAAACTAGACCCGTTTAATTTTGCCGGTCGTCTAGTAGAAATTGCTCATGAATGGGGACGTCCACCATTATTAATTGAACGTAATAATTGTGGTGCGCAAGTTGTTGATGCTTTAGTACATACCCACAATTATGAATCTATTGTAAAATATACCCCTAGTATGGGCACCTATACTGACAAGGTAGAAAAAGATTCTCGCCTGGGAATATACTCTCACACTAATAGTAAATTTAACGGTATGTCTAATTTGCGTTACTGGATGAGTACTCTTCGTACGCTTAAAATTTACGACAAGAAAACTATTAATGAGTTTAAAACTTATGTTCGTCAACCTAACGGGGTATGGAAAAAACAATCTGACCGCTATTTAGACGATAGAGTTGAAGCTCTTATCTGGGCTCTATTTGTACTAGATACTAAAGTTATAGAACAGTTTTACGAAATACTAGAAAAAGATAGTAACGGTAAACCTCTTAAAATTTTACCTTTAAATTGGGACCCATATGAAGTAGCTGAAGCTAGAATTCCTAAACAAGAGGAACTTTATAATCGATTTGGAAAAGGTAAACAAGATACATTGGGTACAGTTCGTAACCCCGCTTTTATAGGTAGTAATAATAAAACAAATGGGGATGTAGATGAACTAATTGGTCAAGGGTGGCGTCCGTTAGGTATTAATAATTCTAACGGGCCTTCTTACGGTTTTATTTCGTAAAATAAAAAACCCGTTGATTGCTCAACGGGTTTAATTCTAAAAGCTTACTATGTCTTATTCGAAAGCTTTTTTACCGGTAGTTGCAACTGTACCAGAGCCTACCTTATTGTTCTTGCCTTGAAGAGCGGCATTATTGCCTTTTTCTTCTTTTGGCTGTGGCTCGTTCTTGAGGGTGCCCTTGTCGGCTGTACCCTTTACGACCTTAAGATCACTTACGGTCTTGATCTTTGCTTTGTCATGAAGCTGTTCTGACTTAGCACCAGAACCTACACCTGCATGGCCGAGATCTTGGGCTTCTACTTCTTCTTCGATTGGAGCTTCGTGCTCGCCTTCTTCGCCCATATTCTCCATACCTTCTGCATCAGCTGGACCTTCGCCGCCTGCCATTTCATCTTCTCCACCAGCACCGCCACCTAGCTGAGCCATTAATAGGTCATGTAGCTTCTGAGCGGTTTCGCGGTCAAGAGTAATTGTTACTTCGGATGTTTCTTCACCACCCATATCGTCGCCGGTATCGGCATCCGCTGCTACGTCGTCAGCTGGTGGAACACCGGCATCTGCACCCATATCAGCATCTGCGTCTTCTGTGAAAGGAATACGCTTAATAGCGTCTTCGTACAATTGGTCGAATTTTAATTTTGACATAGTAAATTTTGGTTTATAATTATATTTATTATTCTCCCCTGCAGATTCCCGTACTTTTTCTTTAGGAGTAGTATTTTTTGCTGCATCATCCTCGTGTACGTTTTCTTTTGAATCTTCTTTTTTGTCTGTGTCTTCAGAAGTTTCAGCAGTCTCTTCTCCTTCTTCTTTTTTCATTTTGCTCTTATCTGTACCTGGATCTTGTTTTTTTGAAACTTTTTCAAATTGATTTCCTTTTAATCCTTCAGGGCCAGTCTTTTTAGCTAAATGTACTTCATCTCCTTTTGCGCCTGGACCACCACCAAGGGCTGAGCCAGGTTTAACTTGTTTATTCTCTGGAAGATACTGCGTTGCGTCTGTTAGAAGAATATCCTGTCTTTGTTCAATTATAGTTTCAACAGGCTTACTGTTAATTGCAATATTGGAATATATGTCACCTAGGCTAGATAAATCTTTTAGCTTCATTTAAATATATTTAGTTTATCTGGCTTTATTTCTATGATTTATAGTAAATATTTTTAATGGCTAGCTATTTGTCAAAATACTGTACCGATACAGGACCATATGTGGCGCCTGGAACTGATGATGTAGGCCCACAGCTAAGCGGTGGATATAATTGTGTATACGGCACTACTGGATTTCGTTATCTAGATGTTGATAATACAAATTCAGAAAGACAGCTTTGGCAGAACTGGTGGAACGAGCAAATTCGTATATACGGTCAGGAAATAAATTTTTATATAAACGGATACAATTTATCTGCCCATGATTTCATTTATGGAGAAATGCCGCTGGTGCGTTATTCTACCCCATTACCAATGGTAATTGCTCTTACTTTAAGTAATGATAATGTAGTATTAAGCAAATTTGGATTACAAGGAGAAGCAGATCTAACTGCAATTATTCCTATCGCAACATTTACCAGCGTAGTAACAGCTATTAGCGGAGTTCTTTCTGCAGCTAACTACGAACCTAAAGCTGGGGATTTAATAGAACTTGCAGAGTATGGGCGCACTAGACCCGGCGGCCGTAGTGGTAAAGTTTTTGAAATAACAGAGCGTGTTGACGAAATGGGCGGCGAAAACAATCAACTTTTAGGTCACTATATTTGGATGATAAAAGCTAAACGCTTTGACTTTAATTATGAACTTGATGCACCACGTGAAGAACTTATGGATCAAGTTTATGATAATAAATTTGACGGCCAAGTTAATAATCTACCAAAGGTTATAGAAACTAAAGAATATACCCAGTTTGTAGATAAAGATTCTAAACTGGTATTTGATTATGATGAAAACACTCAATCTAATACAGATGTATACGGAGATTACGAGGATAACAATACTCTGGTAAACTTTATTGGGGTGTCTAATACCGCTGGCGCAACCATAGGTGCATTAGGAGCTTCCGCAACCAACACGTATGTGGTTGTACAAAGTCCGAGCAATTATATTCCAGCTCAAGCAGCTTCTATTGCAAATGCAAATGCTGCTCAACTATCCCTTCTATCTGCATTACTATCCGGAAACCCGGCATTAAGTTCGCTATTAATTTTACCACCATCAGGGGCTTGTTAAACATATTGTAATAATAAATATCTATATTCATGGCCGCTAACGACCCTACACTGATCTTTCCGCACGAGTTACCACGAGTAACACCAACCTTACCCGATTTAATTTTCTTAGAAAGAAATAACGGGGACGGAAGCTACAGTTCATACAGCACTGCATTGAGCGCTCTTTCGGCGGCTGGTATTGTAGGGAGAGATGGAAGTTCAGGGTATTCAGGTTATTCTGGTTCTGGAGAATCAGGCTATTCTGGTTATTCCGGTGCTCCTGGTTCAACATCAAGTTCGGGTTATTCAGGTGTAAGTGGTTATTCTGGTATCAGCGGTTATTCAGGGTCTGGAGTGTCTGGGTATAGTGGTGAGTCAGGTTATTCCGGTACAAGTGGGTATTCCGGTACAAGTGGTTATAGTGGACCATCGGGTTATTCTGGTTATAGTGGTCCTTCAGGGTACTCCGGTTATAGTGGACCATCGGGTTATTCCGGTTACAGTGGTCCTTCGGGCTATTCTGGGGAAAGCGGTATTTCTGGTTATTTCGGTTTTAGTGGTTATAGTGGTTATTCTGGAGAATCTGGTTATAGTGGAGCATCAGGACATAGCGGTACATCAGGTTACTCGGGCTATTCAGGCTTAAGCGGCTATAGCGGCATCTCCGGGTATAGTGGCTATTCTGGTATTAGTGGTTACTCTGGCCCTAGCGGTTACTCTGGTATTAGCGGTTATTCAGGTATTTCTGGTTATTCTGGTATAAGTGGCTATAGCGGTTATAGTGGTTATAGCGGTATTTCGGGTTATTTTGGTATAAGTGGTTACTCTGGTATTAGTGGCTATTCTGGTATATCAGGCTTTAGCGGCTATAGCGGTATATCTGGTTATAGTGGAGATTCTGGTATTTCAGGTTATAGTGGTACCTCGGGCCTTTCAGGTTATTCAGGTATTAGCGGTTATTCTGGCTTTAGCGGGTATTCAGGAGTATCAGGTTATAGTGGGGTAAGCGGGTTTTCAGGATACTCTGGTTATTCTGGCGCGGTAGGTGCCGTTTCAGCCTCAGGTTATTCAGGTATTAGCGGTTACAGTGGAGACTCTGGTACCAGTGGTTACTCGGGTTTATCTGGCTATAGCGGCATAAGCGGTTATTCCGGTATTAGCGGTTACTCCGGCTATTCCGGTGTAAGCGGTTATTCAGGTCAGGTAGGTGCTACTTCTTCATCAGGTTACTCAGGTATTTCAGGTTACTCAGGTATTTCAGGTTACTCAGGCGTTTCAGGCTATAGCGGGGAGTCAGGGTACTCTGGTATAAGTGGTTATTCAGGTTATTCAGGCTATAGCGGCATATCTGGTTTTAGTGGAGACTCTGGTATAAGTGGTTACTCTGGCTATTCTGGTATAAGCGGTTACTCAGGTACAAGCGGCTATAGCGGTTACTCTGGTACGTCTGGCTACTCCGGTACATCTGGTTATTCCGGTATATCTGGTTATAGTGGAGATTCTGGTATTTCAGGTTATAGTGGTACCTCGGGCCTTTCAGGTTATTCAGGTATATCTGGGTATTCAGGCTATAGCGGCATATCTGGCTTTAGTGGTTACTCTGGTATTAGTGGCTATTCAGGTATATCTGGCTTTAGCGGAGAAAGCGGTTATAGTGGTTATAGTGGTATTTCAGGCTATAGCGGTGTCAGTGGCTATTCAGGTATAAGCGGCTATAGTGGAGACTCTGGTTACTCCGGAGAAAGTGGTTATAGTGGTACTTCAGGTTATAGCGGCTATAGTAGTTTTAGTGGCTACAGTGGTATATCTGGTTACAGCGGGGATTCTGGTATATCAGGTTATAGCGGTGATTCAGGCATGTCTGGTTATAGCGGTATAAGCGGGTACAGTGGTATTTCGGGTTATTCAGGTTACTTCGGTATAAGTGGTTATTCAGGTACAAGCGGTTATAGCGGAGAATCAGGATATAGCGGCTACAGTGGTATAAGCGGTTATAGCGGAGACTCCGGTATATCTGGTTATAGTGGTATTTCTGGTTATTCTGGTACTAGCGGTTACAGCGGTATATCGGGCTATAGTGGTATTTCTGGTTTCAGTGGTTATAGCGGTTATAGTGGTCAATCAGGCTATAGTGGTATAAGTGGTTATAGTAGCTTTAGTGGCTATAGCGGCGATTCCGGTTATTCTGGCTATTCTGGAGAAAGCGGTACAAGCGGCTATTCTGGTTATGCCGGTGAAGGAGGCACTAGTGGGTATTCCGGCTATTCTGGAGAGAGTGGGTATTCCGGCTATTCTGGAGAGAGTGGTTATTCTGGCTATTCTGGTTATTCTGGTTATGCCGGAGAAGGAGGCACTAGTGGGTATTCCGGCTATTCTGGAGAAAGCGGTTATTCTGGCTATTCTGGTTATTCTGGTTATGCCGGAGAAGGAGGCACTAGTGGGTATAGCGGATACAGCGGAGAGTCTGGCTATAGTGGTTATTCAGGTATTAGTGGTTATACACCTTTACTTTGCACTCCGTTCTTAGCAGGTGATTATTATTTTCAATATGTAGGTCAATCCTACAACGGTCTTTCGTATGCAGGAATGGCATGGTCTGCTGGTCAAGTATTATCCGTATATGCTCCAGCTGATGATATCGGGCAGATCATGTTGGTTAATTCTTATGATTCAGTAACTGGCGGACTAAGCGCAACAATTACAGATTCTCAAAATCCTAATTATAAAACTCAAAGTGGTGTAGTAATTTGCGTAACAGGTCAAACCGGCGCGTCTGGTTACTCAGGTATTTCTGGCTACTCCGGTTATTCAGGTATAAGCGGTTATAGCGGGGAGTCAGGCTATTCTGGTTTTTCCGGTACAAGCGGTTATTCAGGTATAAGTGGGTATAGCGGAGAATCTGGAGCGTCAGGCTATTCAGGTATTAGTGGTTATTCAGGCTATAGTGGTATAAGTGGTTTTAGTGGTTACTCGGGTATTAGCGGCTACTCGGGCATATCCGGCTATAGTGGTTCAGGGGTTTCAGGTTATAGCGGTTTATCAGGTTATTCTGGTATTAGTGGCTATATAGGTGAATCAGGCTATTCTGGTATTAGTGGTTATAGCGGTATTAGTGGTTACTCCGGAGATTCTGGTTTGTCAGGCTATAGTGGTTCAGGGGTTTCAGGTTATAGCGGTTTATCAGGTTATTCTGGTATTAGTGGTGATTCAGGCTATAGTGGGTATTCGGGTATATCTGGCTATAGTGGAGAGTCTGGTTACTCTGGTATAAGCGGCTACTCTGGTATATCGGGCTATTCCGGTATATCTGGTTTTAGTGGTTACTCTGGTATTTCTGGTTATAGTGGTTACTCTGGTGTTTCTGGTTACTCCGGCCTTTCCGGTTATTCGGGTTATAGCGGTATAAGTGGATACAGCGGAGACTCTGGTATAAGTGGTTACTCAGGAGAATCTGGCTATAGCGGCATAAGTGGTTATTCCGGTTACTCTGGTATATCTGGCTATAGCGGTGTCAGTGGCTATTCAGGTTATAGTGGTTATTCAGGTATTTCAGGTTACAGTGGTACATCTGGCTTTAGCGGTTATTCTGGAGAGTCTGGGTATAGCGGTATTAGCGGTTCTTCAGGTTACAGCGGTATTAGCGGTTTTTCAGGTTACTCTGGTATAAGCGGCTATTCTGGTATTTCTGGCTACAGTGGTGATTCCGGTATATCTGGTTATAGTGGTTATTCAGGTATTTCTGGTTACTCTGGACTATCAGGTTATTCAGGAGATAGCGGGTATTCAGGCTATAGCGGCATAAGCGGTTATTCAGGAGTATCAGGTTACTCTGGACTATCGGGCTATTCAGGTATTTCCGGCTATAGCGGAGATTCAGGTATTTCAGGCCATAGCGGTTACTCAGGCATTTCCGGTTACTCAGGTGTTTCTGGTTATAGTGGAGATTCAGGTTATTCAGGTTATAGTGGTATAAGTGGCTACTCTGGTACATCTGGCTATAGTGGTATATCGGGTTTTAGCGGGGATTCTGGCTTTAGTGGTTACTCTGGTATATCTGGCTTTAGTGGTTACTCAGGCATATCTGGTTACAGTGGTTACTCTGGTATAAGCGGTTATTCTGGAGAATCAGGTTACTCTGGTATATCTGGTTATTCTGGTGTATCTGGTTTTAGTGGCTACTCAGGTATTAGTGGTTATTCTGGTTATAGTGGCTCTAGTGGTTTTAGCGGGTTCAGTGGTGCACCTGCAGTGGGTGTAACTTATTATTACACTAATAGTGCTTCTGATTTAAGCGCAGCTGGGTACTCTGTATTAGATATAGCCCCTGACTCTGATGCAGAAACGTTCTTCACAACAACGTTTACTCAGACGGCAGTTAATTTTATTGATCAAGTTACTCCAATTGGAGAACCAGGTGCAACGCAAATACCAGCTGGTACCTGGCAGTTTAATACTTGGTACTACGTAAGCCATGCTGGAGATGTTCGTCTTACATATTCTGTCTATAGCCGCACTACAGGGGGTACAGAAACTCTTCTTCTTTCTGCTCTTAGCTACTTTTTAACTAACACAGATATCAATAATCCAGTCCTTTCGGTCGCCAATTATACTATTGCGATCGCCAAAGTTTTAGATATAACTGATAGATTAGTATTAAAAGTTACTGCTGAATGCCCTCAAAATCAAACTAGAACGGTAAGAGTATATTACGAGGGCACTGACCACTACAGTAATATCTCTACAGGTATTTATAGAGGAGCTACAGGTACATCAGGTTATTCGGGTTATTCAGGTGCTGGTGTAAGTGGGTACTCTGGCTATTCCGGTATTAGCGGTTATTCAGGTATTAGTGGCTATTCAGGTATATCGGGTTATTCAGGCATTAGTGGTTACTCAGGCATTAGTGGTTACTCCGGCATTTCAGGCTATAGTGGTTATAGCGGCATAAGTGGTTACTCTGGCATTTCAGGCTATAGTGGCATATCAGGCTTTAGCGGCTTTAGCGGTGTATCAGGCTACTCAGGTATAAGCGGTTATTCTGGTATTAGCGGTTATTCCGGTACATCGGGACATTCTGGCTATAGCGGTATTAGTGGTTACTCAGGGTCTAGCGGATATAGTGGTATTTCCGGGTATAGTGGCTATTCCGGTATTAGCGGTTATTCAGGTATAAGTGGTTATTCAGGTCAAGACGGTGGTATGTTGACACCGAGCACGTATGTGGTCCGCGCCACTAAACAAGGCGGTACACAAAGTATTAGTTCTGCTATTGATACTGTTGTTACGTTTGCAGACGACTTTGACCCGCGTAACTGGTTTGCTTCTAATAAGTTTCAGCCAACCGTTGCTGGTTATTATGCTGTAAATGTTTCTGTTTGGTGGGAAGCAGGGGTGGACAATACTGAACAAAATAATATTCAGTTAAAAAAGAACGGAACCACTCAACTAGCAATTCAGCAAGATCCAGTCAATACTACTAACGGTCGAGGACAATCTTTATCGACAATAGTTTACTTTAATGGGTCTACTGATTACGTAGAAGTGACCGCCTTTACAGGCGCGTCAGCAGGACAAAATATTAACAGTGCCGGCACCGGTACGTATTTTACAGCGGCATTAATTGCTTATGGTGAGTCCGGGTACAGCGGCTATTCAGGTCCCTCAGGTATAAGTGGTTATTCCGGGCCTTCAGGCTACTCAGGTTATTCCGGTCCTTCAGGTTACTCAGGCATTTCAGGTTATTCTGGTATAAGCGGGTTCAGTGGTTATTCTGGTATTAGTGGTTATTCCGGTATTAGTGGGTATAGTGGTTATTCAGGGTTCAGCGGTACTAGTGGTTATTCAGGCCGGTCAGGCTATTCCGGTATATCAGGGTATTCCGGTATATCAGGGTTCTCAGGTTATTCAGGCATTAGCGGCTATTCTGGTTCCGGGGTTTCCGGTTATAGCGGCATCTCAGGTTATAGTGGTATTTCAGGGTATTCAGGTTACTCTGGTATAAGCGGGTTCAGCGGTGTTTCGGGTTATAGTGGTATAAGCGGGTTCAGCGGTGTTTCGGGTTATAGCGGCTATTCCGGTTACTCAGGCATAAGTGGTTATTCTGGCATTAGCGGCTATTCTGGCTATTCTGGCGTAAGCGGTTATTCTGGACCTTCAGGGTATTCAGGTATTAGTGGCTACTCAGGCTTTAGCGGTATTAGTGGTTATTCAGGTATTAGCGGCTTTAGTGGTTGGAGTGGTTATAGTGGTATAAGTGGTTATTCTGGTATTTCTGGTTATAGTGGTTTTAGCGT